TAGATGCCGAAGGTGTCAGATCTCACGCCGGCAAAGGTAAAAGTCTTTCTCATGCACTCACCGCCCTCGCTCTGTTCACGCTCTGCTGGATTCGTCTCGCCACCATGTCCGCCAGCTCTGCCTGGCTCTGGCCCGGCTGCTGCACGATGGTGATGTTATTCGTCACGCCGCCGGAGCTGCCGACCAGCTCCTGCAGCTTATTAAGTCCGATTACGATCTCCGCACCCGTTCCGTCTCCAAAGCCCTTCAGCCCGGAGCCGGTGCCCAGAACTGTCGGCTGCGTGAAGAGCACGGGGTTGTTGTACGCTTTTTTATACCACTCCACGGACAGCTTCGGGATGCTCGGCGGGTTCAGAGAGAAGCCGCCGGTTATACTGAAGTGCGGGAGTGCGATCTTGGGAAGCTCCCAGTCGAAGTCGAAGAAGCCCTTGATCTTCTCGACAACGCCGGAGACGAACTCCTTGACCGCGTCGAGCTTTTCCGTGAAGGCGTCTTTAATGTCTCCGAGGATTCCCTTGACGGTCTCGAGGGCCGCTGACAGTTTCCCGCCCGTCAGATCGTCGATCGTCGTGAAGGCTCCCTTCCAGGCCTCGACGTAGTTCTCGCCAAGTGCTCCGATGACGCCACCGATGCCGCCGCCGTGCTCCTCGACGTTTTGCTTCATGTTCTCCCAGGTCTTGGAGGTGTTCTCCTTGACTGTGCTCCATACGTTGGAGAGGGTTTCCTTGACAGCGTTAAACTTCTCGGAGACGCCGGTCTTGATGTTGTCCCAGGTCTCCGATGCTTTTTCCTTCAGGCCGTTCCAGACCTCGGTCAGCTTGGTCTTGATTCCGTTCCACACTTCGGTCGCTTTGGTCTTGACTGCGTTCCAGGCGTTGGCGATGCCTTCCTTGATGTTGTTGAACGTTTCCTTGATGGACGTCCACAGGCCGATCGCCCACTCCTTGATCTCATCCCAGTGCTTATAGACCAGGACACCGATAGCGATCACGGCGGCGATGGCTGCCACGATGCCGGCAATGGGACCGACGGCCGCCAGGTTAAGCGCTGCGCTCACTCCAGCGATCAGCGTCTTCAGGGCCTTCACTGTCTCAATGACCTTCAGGACGATGGCAATGGCCGGGCCGATGGCCACGACCAGCCCCGTGATGGTCAGGATCGTCTGCTGGACGTTCGGGTCGAGATTTTGAAACCACACTGACAGGTTGGTGATGGCGGTGGTCACGGCGGTGATCGCCGGGGCCAGCATCACTCCGATGGTGTTCTTCAGTGCGATGCCTGCCTGATCCAGCCGCTGGAACGAGTCATCCATTGCACCAAGGGAGCCGAGGGCGTCCTGATCGAGGACGGCGCCCATGTCGTGGGCTTCCTGTGCGTAGGCTTTGATGCCTTCGCTCCCCTGTGCGATCAGCGGGTTCAGATCCTGGGCGGACTTGCCGAAGATGTCCATCGCCGCAGCGTCGCGCTCGGTCGGGTTCTGGATCTGCCCGAGCGCATCAATCACGTCGAGGAACACAGCATCCGCATCACGGAGCTGGCCGTTCCCGTCATAGATCGAAACGCCAAGCGCCTCAAAGGCGGCTGTGGCTGTCGGGGTGCCGTCCGCGGCTGCGCCCATCTGCTTCGTGAGCTTTGTCATCGAACCGGTCAGGGTGCCCATGTCCACATCGACAAGCTCCGCCATGTAGGCGTATTCCTGGAGCGCGTCGGTCGACATGTTGTACTTCACAGAGTCCGTCAGGATCGTGTCGGCATAACCGGCGGATTCCTTAGCGGAGTCTGCAAGATAGCCCGCCAGCTTCTTGGCGGCTTCGCAGGCCTTGTCGAGGCCTTCCTTCGCCAGATCCGCGAGCACCTGGTTGGAAATACTCCAGCCTTCGTTCGCGCCCTCCGTGGCTTCGGCGGCTTCGTCCGATGCTTCGGCCATGTTGCCGGTCGCACCCGCTGCGTCGTTTGCCTGGCTCTCGTAGTCGGCCAGGCTCTGCTCCGTGGCGATGATCTCACGGTTGAGAGCATCCACCTCGGACGGGTCCATATTCTCAGAAAAGGCGCCCTTCAACGTCTCGAGTCTGCTCTTCGTCGCCTCGATTGCCTCATTGAGGAGCTTCTGCTTCTGCTCCAGCAATTCGGTGTTTTTCGGGTCGAACTTCAGCAGCTTCTCGACGTCTTTGAGCGCCGTGTTTGTGCTGCGTAGCTGGGAGTCTACTCCCTTGAGGGCTTGGTTTAGGCCCTTGGTATCGCCATCGATCTCGATGGTGATGCCCTTAATCCGTCCTGATGCCATGCTTGGCCCTCCTTATTAGAACCGGTCAAAGTCTTCCTGTGTCGCAAGCTGCCGGTATTTGAACGAGTCGTTCCCGGACTCGATCATCATATCCGTGACCATGCCCTCGTCGAGGAGATCCAGGTCGGAGATCCTCAGACCCATCTGCACGCACCGGAGGACGTAGAGCGGAGTGTTCAGCTCTCGCTCTGTTGGTCTGCTTTTTTTTTGGGCTTGGATGTGGTGATCTTCTGCCCGGTATATAGTTCCATGATCTGGCCGGATGCCGCCGCGATCTCGAACGGATCGAATGCTTCGAGCCAGATCAGATAATCGTCAATACTTATTGTGCCAGCTTCGAAGCTGGCCTGCTTCGCCATCACATACGCGAGCTCCTGGAACGTGTTCACGTCCGCCTGCTCGCTTTTGGCGATGTCCTGGAAGATCTTCATGAGATCCTTGCCGAAGACTTGCTTGTATCTGTAGGCTGTGGCGGCATTGGCCGTCATCCTGACGGCCTTGCCACCGATTAAGATGTCTTTGGTCATGGTAGAGCGCCTCCTGGTAGAATTACTGAGTTGTTGCCGCAGGTGTTCCGCTGGGAACGTAGACCTCGCTGAACCAGCCGTTATAGGTGGCCGCTGTGGTCTCTCCGTCGGTGCTGGATTTTGCGATCTGCTTCTCCACGCCGCCGATGGTCACCGGGATGGTGCCGCTTTCGATGTCGAAGCTCTCAGTCTCCGGCTCGATGCTTTCCTCTTTCGTGTTGCCACTCATTCCGGGGCGGGTCGCCTGGCAGTTGTAGACGACGTGGCGGGTGCCTTTTTCATCGCCTTCGAACTGGAAGAGGAGCGCGAACGGTGAACCGGTGGCGCCTTCGTCTTCATAGACGACGTTATTGGCGTCCTTAGCGAAGCCGAGGATGTCGGTCTTGAAGGAAGTGGGAACCAGTGCCAGCTCCAGAGAACCGGAATATCCGTTCCTTGCTTCGCCTGACCAGTAGGCAACATTATCGGCGTACCACTTGGTCAGCTCTCCCTCAGGGTCGAGGGTAAGGGAACGGGCACCCGGAAGGCGCACGGGCGTGGCAAATGTCACCGCGCCGGTGGTCGGGTTGGTGGTCTGCTTCGCGTAGTAGCAGTTGCAGATACCATACTTGATTTTGTCAGCCATCAATCAATACCTCCGTGGTATAAATGATTTCTATGAGGCCGTCGGACTCGATGATGGCCTCGGTTTTACTGTACGCCAAGCCGGCGGCCGTCAGCTGCTGCTCGATGGCCTCTTCCAGATCCCAGCGTTTTGTCCTGGTGTAGAGCTCGATGTCGAGCTCCAAAATTTGAGCATAATTAAGATTGTCGGCCATGAGATCGTCACGGCCGGGTGAATAATACACCATGTACGGCGGAGCCTGCCCGGGCTTCGGAAAAGCATAATAAGCGACAGGCAGGTCTCCGGCGATCTCTCGCATTAACGGGTCAATCTCCCTTAATCGCATTTAATACTTCCTCCTCGTATTCCTTGACAAGCTGCTCCTCGACTGGCTTGATGTGCGCCCGACCTGGAACGCGCCCGCCGTTCGGACTTGCGTGGCCGTTTTCCAACAGATGCGCAAGGCCGGGAGCTGCCGAGTTGTAGATCACCGCCGAAGCGTGGAGCGGTCGCTTCTCCGTCTGGCTTGTCCAGCCGCCGGCATACTTGCCGGTCCCTCCGAAGGTTGACCTCGAGACGGCCTTGAGCGTTTTCGCTCCCTTCTGGGCGATCTTCTTCGTGACAGCGTCGAGATCCTTGTCCAGTGTCTCCCCGTATTCGGCGAGGATCTTCTGGATGTCGGCGCTCAGCTTGTCGCCGGCTGTCTTAGCCATTAGTCGCTCCCTTCTGCTGGACGTAAAGCTCCACGTTGTCGCTCTTGCCCATGTACGTCCGGTATACCGTGTATTGCTGGCCGTTGTACTCGACGATCCTCTGGCCGTCGTAGTCTCCAAAAAACAGGGTAAACCGAAACTCAGGGCGGAGTCCGTTCCTTCCGGCCTCGAAGAACTCCGAAGCACTCACGGACTCACACCCAGCAAGGACATTGACACGCTCTTCGGCCGTGGGCTGAGGGATGCCGTACTCGTCCGTCATCGTCACCGGTGTGATGAGCGTGATCATTACGTCTCTGGTCATCTTATGCCTCCAGCCAGTCGGTGTATCCTGTGGTCATTGAGAGCTGCGCCTTCTGTTCATCATAGGACGCCTTCAGGCGGTCGTAGTGCTCCGGCTCTCCAAAGTTGGCCATGAAGTAGGTGATGGCCGCCTGGGTGACCAGAGCATCCAGCTGCTCCGGCACCTCAACGCCCGCGACGCCAAGATCAAGAAACGCAGCCTCCAGCAGCCTGGTGACTTCGTCATCATAGGCGGTGGTCGTGATCCGGCGGGCCTTCTTTGCCTGCGCGATCAGGCCAGCTGTGACTTGTGGCATCAGACACCTCCGTTCTTTTTGCTTTCCGCGTATGCCTTGCACATCTCTTTGTAGACGATCATCTGACCGACATGGCCGATCCGGATGCGAGGATCTGCGACGATCTTGTTCCCGCACTCGCGGGCCCGCCAGCAGAAAGCCGCATCTTCTCCGTTTTTCCCGATAGGAGAGAAACAGCTGCCGTACTTGGAGAGTACATCAAGATAGACTGATGTATCGACCAGCGTGGCAGCCATCCCACAGCCTTCTATCTCGAAGGGTTCCTTCGGAAGCTCGTTGATGCCGTACTCCTCGAAGTCTGCCGTCTGGGTGTCCTCGTGGATGTCCAGCTTCTTGAAGATCGTCGGAGTGTATGGCGGCCTTCTGCGATAGCAGACGGCTGTCACGATTTCCGCGCCGGTCTCTCTTCTGGTTTTCAGCAGATCGGAGAGAAGCATCGGATCGAACACCATATCGGAGTCGATCCAGAGTGTAGCGTCGAAGTCCATCTTCACGGACTGTTCGGCCATGTGGTTCCTTGCGTTATAAATCAAAGAGGAGATCTCGAACATGACCGAGGTCTCCTCTTCGTCTTTCCGTAGCATCGCCAGGGACTGGGCAAACTGCGCAGCCACCTGATCCATGCAGGGCACACAAATTAAAATCTTCATAGCGGCAGCCTCCTGTTTGGTAGAGCAGCGGCTCGCCTTAGTGGGCGATTCTTACGAATGCGTTCGGGCCAACAACACCCAGGGCGACAGGCATGCGGCCGATCACTCTCACGAGGTCGCTGGTGGCCAGGGTCATGTCGTCGTATTTCATCTGGATGGCTTCGCCGTTCGGGAAGTTCGCCAGAGCGCCTTCGCCA